CAGAAAACCACTTGCAGAATCAGGATTTACTATATCATTTTGGTGGAGACCAGACCAAAACTATCAGGATTCATTTCCTATTGGCTGGAAAAGAGATACACATGCCAGATTTGACTTTGGAATAAGAAATGCATCAAAACCATGGTTTGGTTTAGGCAGTTCAGAATTAAAAGGCGTAACTTGGGAAACTATGTTTGATGATTCAGGTAATTCAGATTTAAAAAACACATTATTGGATAGTGGCGAAGGAACAGACCCCGGCTCTGGTAATCATTTAATACTGGGTAAATGGTATCATCTTGTAGCAACATATGCAGGTACTGATAATCCTGATGGTGATGGTTACATGCTCCGTAAAATATATTTAAATGGATATCACATATATGGGGGATTTGGTGAAGCAAAGCAATCTGTGAACTGGACGAGCCACACTGGCGCTCAGATGGCCCGGGGTTTAGCTTTTGGTATGCGCGTAGTAGTAGCTTCAGGAACGGACTCAGAATCAGGACTAAGAAATGCTAAATATAACAACGGAAACGCATGTGGGCTTGATGAAATAGCTATTTATAGTGAAGCCAAAGATGCCGATTGGGTTACGAATGTATATAATGGTGGTGTGGATTACAATCATAAAGATTCGGGCGGCGATGGTCTTGTAGGATATTGGAGACTTAATGAAGGTAATGGAAATACTGTTAAAGATTTATCAGGATATGGTTGGCACGGAACATTCACTAATGCTTCATACGGAACAAAGATTGATGCCGCTATAGCCGATCTACCACCTTCAGGAACACCAACTTGGATCAAGGTACCAACAGGATACGGTCAATAATGAAACTCCTACTTGAAAATTGGCGACGATTTTTAAATGAGGAGCAGGAGTACGAGATTTACTGTGACATGGATGGTGTGCTTGTAGACTTCGAATTAGGGGCCGTAGAGCACATCACAAGCGACTTAAAAAGCGGAAAGGCTTCCGAGCTAGAGGAAGAGCTTGGACGCGATTATATCACCGCTGAGGATATTAGGTCAAATAAGTCCGTTAGAAATTATATGTACAAAGAATTAGAACATAACGCAGAATTTTGGGAGAACTTGCCTTGGATAGAAAATGGTCCCGAATTGTGGGCCGCAATTGCTCCATATAATCCGAATATATTAACAACCCCTATGGGATATGGATCCGAAATTGGCAAACAAGCTTGGATTGATAAAAACTTAAGCCCCCTCCCCCAACAAGTTTTTATGTCGAGAGATAAATATCGCTGGGCCGATAAAAATAGTATTTTGATCGATGATTGGACAAAAAACACCATTCCTTGGGAAGAACACGGCGGCATAGCTATTTTACATCGAGATTCAGACATAGAAAAAACACTGTCAACACTGCAGGAACTCGGACTGCAAACTAATTAAAAGAGTGCGGCAGGAGGCAACAATATGGCTGATGGAGAATCTTGGGATCAATATTCCCGACTAGTTTTACAACAACTAGAAACACTTTCAAATGGCATTGAAGCTTTGCGTGGAGAGCTTCAAGATGTCAAAAACCAACTCACAGAATTAAAAGCAAAAGAGGATCGGGTACAAGACTTAAAAGATTGGAAAGAGAAGATTGACGAGGTCGCGTCTCCTTCTCAGCTACAAAATGCGCTACAAGAAATAGAAGATTTAAAGACCTTTAAGACAAAAGCGGTCACTATTTTTGCTGTAGTGCAGTTTTTGATGGCTGCAGCAATAGCTTTATCTAGGATATAGTAGCTATTTATCATATGGGATTTGACTACATAGATGAAAAAAAATTTAAGCGATTGGTTAAGCAAATTAGTGGAACCATCACTGAGAGAGATGGAGAATTAGTCCCCTATCACTCCATAATCGGTAGTGGTGCGATGTGGTGCTATCAACCGAGTAACAAAACTATGGTAAGAGTTCTTCGCGGTACAAAAATCTTTGTTTTAGATTATGGAGACGAAACAGACGAACGCTGTCTGGCGTTAACCACGGATGGGGTACCCATTTTGATAAAAAAAGACGAAATTATAGAAATAGGCTTTGATTAGTGTTATTTAAATTTGATAAATTTTGGAAAATTATTTTAGTAACGATAAGTTCGTGGCTTGTCTACGCCTGCGCAGGTTATGAATTTACTACTATCACCTTGTTATCCCTTATATTAGCGGATAACCTTTTTAGTGCGACAAACGATGGCAAAAAAAAGAAATAAAAGTAAAAATTATGACATCACAGGAATTGTAGAAGTCATTAATATTACTCCGGGACATCGGAAAGCAACTATATTGAACTTAGATGAACGTCGTTCGGTAGAAAAAACGGAAATTTCTGGCTCAATAGTTATAAAAAGAGCTATTTATGAAGCAAATGCTACAAAAGAACTCTCGAACCAAGAAATACCTGCCGAACGACCCAGCGATGAAAGGTAAGACACTATATATTCTTTATCAATTTGATATGAACAAAGACGAATTAGTGTCTGATGGCCCTTATTTAAAAAAGGAAGAAGCTTATAATCACATGCACGGTTTTTTGAAGAAAGGTATATGTGCCTGGGTAGTCGTCTATAATGGATGAACAGGAACCATTTGGCACGATAGCTGCTAATAGTTTAAAAGTAGGAGATATTGTAGAATGGTCGACGTGGGATCCTAGCCGTGATAATTGGGAATTGAATTATGGAATTATTATGGAAATTAAAAATGAGGTAAAGGGCAATCGATTGGTTTCGGTTTCCGTAGTGATGCCGTTAGTAGGTCCAAAACAAGAAATTGAATTTTTTACTCCAACTTTAAAACTTATTTCTGAGGCCTCTAAAGTAGGCGACTAAATGAAATCGATTATAGACCATATAGCCCTTAAAGTTGAGGATCTAAAGATCGCAGAAGAGTGGTATTGCAACAATTTAGATGCTGAAGTCACTTTTCGAGATAAAAAGTACACAAGATTAAAGGTAGAAAATACTAACATTGCCTTAATCGACAAAAAATACTATCCTTGGGAGCATATTGCAATTTTGATAGAGAACAAAGAGGATTTGCCTCATGATTTAGGAAAAACTATAGAACATCGCGATGGAACGGTGGGAGTTTATGTAAAAGACCCATTTGGTAACTATTTAGAGTATATCTGGTACTCTGAAGAGCAAAAAAAGGTATTTTTAGATAATGATTGATATTATTAATCCGATGATTAAGCAATTTATGCCTTTTGCACAGGAAAAAATGGGTTTTCACAAGCCCCCTAAATTGTTTTTGCGTGGATCTCCTAAGAACGCTGCTAACCCACTGGGGAAAACGGCATTCTATGATCCTGCCGCACAAGCTATTACCATATATATTACAGATCGTCACCCTAAAGACGTTATGAGGTCACTATCACACGAATTAGTACACCATACACAAAACTGTCGGGGTGACTTTGACAATGTCGGAGAAATGGGTGAAGGATATGCCCAAAACGACGAATATCTGCGCGAAATGGAGCGCGAAGCATACGAAAAAGGAAATATGTGCTTTCGAGACTGGGAAGACAGCATCAAAAGTACTATTTATTTTGAACATCTACAAAAAGGAGCTAAGAAAACGATGTCTACTAAAGAATGGAGAAATGGAGAATTAACCACGATTCTCTCAGAAGCTTTTGGTTTTAAGTTTAATCTTGACCATCTTACTGAGGAACGAACTGGTTCAGGAATCGATCACGGTGGTGACGATGATGAAGAGGCTGAGGAAGAGACCGAAGGCACAGCCGATAGCAAACGCGAAGAAAAAGGTCTTCGTGATGAAGGACAAGTTTCAAGCGGTCGCAATGGGCCAAATGACAGGCGCCCAGATCCACGGAAGCGTCCGATGGAAGAGGAAGAAGAGCCTTGGGGAATGGATACGGTTAAAGATCCGAAGCCCCACAAGCGCCAGGATACCCTTGCACTCCCCGCTCGTAAAAAATGTGAGGATGGTTCGAAACCTGATCGACGAACGGGCAACTGCCCTGATGAGCGTGTACAGGTCGATTATCGAGCGTCCCCCTACGGACTTGAAGAAAAAGCTGAAATTACTGAGGTTCAAATCCGCGAAGCTGCCAAACGTGTTTTGGCTCGGCTCAAAGGAGGAAAATAAATGGGAAAATCATGGAAAAGACGCTGGAACGCCGCCCGGTTGGCCTCGTATAACACTACTACGACTGACACGGTTACAACTACGGCACCAGAAGTAGAGACAATCACAGTAGAAACAACGACTCCCATAGTGGAAGCGACAGCGGCAGAGGAAAAAACAACTTCCCCTCAAACCACTACAAAGAAAAAGACAACTACTTCGACTCGTACTGCCCGAAAAAAGGTAACCAATACAACAAAACGCCAAACACGCAAGAAAACCACTACTACCGAAGCCACAACTCACACTACTTAAAGGAATAAGCAAAAATGTCGTTAAATAAAGTCTGGAATGATTTCTTACTGAATGAAAATCTTCAAGATAAAAATATTTTTACTTATTTGCAAGGTTTAGAAGAAATAATCTCCAATATTAAGCCAAAATCGATGACAGAAGAGCGTCGTTTGTCTTTGGCGAGGCAGCATCTGAAAGAAGCTCGCAGATCTGCACGCAGAATGCAAAACGAACTCCAAGTTCTAGAAGAAAGGCTTAATGTATTGGAAGAAAGCCTAAACGAGGGCTCGTAATGGGTGGTGCGGCGGGCCATATGGCTCATCCCTTCGATTTGGGATGGGTAAACTCGGGTTCTGACCTCTTAGATTTCTTTGAGAAGGCAAAAACCTATGTTGAGAAGAAGGGCGCTGGCTCCGTCAAGATAGATGGCGTCAATGTATCGTTCAAAGTGGTCGGAGACGACGAAAACAAGCAATTTGCGGTTGATCGCGGCTCCTTAAAGCCAATAGACATCGATGGAATTACGATGGACCGCGTTGATGACCGTTTTCCAGAAGGCCACGGCATGCGGCCGGCGATCCGGACCCTTTTGACCATTTTAAATGAAGCTTTGCCCGATATTCAACAAGAATTAGAAGAATTAGGCATGTGGGACGACCCATCGCGCTTTTTAAACACCGAATATGTCGCCGGAACGACAAATGTGACTCAATATGATGAAAATTTCCTTGCAATTCACGGATTAAGCCAATTTTATCAAAAAACCGCTAAATCTGGACCCAGCAAAGGAAATATACGCCCTGGAATGGCGCGCCCGGAAGGAGTAAAGGCTCCAAGCGTCGAAGTGGCCTATGATCCTCAAACAATGGACAAATTAGTCACGAAACTCAATTCTGTAGCCGAAAACTACGGTTTTAAGGTATATGGCTCCGTTCCAACCGAAAAAATCGACGAAATCGACTTTTCATCGACTTTATCGCAACCTTTTACAGTAAACGTGTCTCCTGATCGCCAAATCACTAAATCTTTGGAAGAATGGTTGCGCGAAGTCCAAAATCCACGTTATAAAGTGGTCAAATTAAAAGATGGGACCAAAATACACTCTCTACATAAACAACTTTATCTTAATATCTTAAATGGAGAGACCCCAGTGGTAGATTTACTTGATCAGGCAGATGCGCAAGATGCTATTTATGGTGCAGTGCTGATGCACGCCACTCGAATGCTTGGAAATGATGTTATGAAGGCCCTGACAAGCCCGATGGGCGATGTAATGAACCATGAAGGTATTGTTATGCGAGATGAGAAACTTTTTGGACCAAATCCTGTCAAAATCACCGGAGACTTTATTGTTGGTAACCTCGGAGGCGGATTTGGACAGGTCACTGAAGAAGAAGAAGAAATAGAGGTCATCGACAACGAAGATGCAGATCCTGTGGGAGAATTTGCTGGTGGTGAAACGGTTGCTATTGTCCCCGGCGCATTTAAGCCGCCACACCGCGGCCATCTTGCAATGGTAGAACAATATGCCGATGAAGCAGACCGTGTAATAGTGTTAATTTCAGCCCCTGTGTTAGCAGGTAGAAAACTACCTAATGGGCGCGAAATTACTGCTGCAGATTCTCAAAAGATTTGGGAATTGTATGTTGATCACTTACCAAACGTTGAAGTAGAGATTTCCTCGCATGCTTCTCCCATAAATGCAGCTTATGAATATGTTGGAGAGGAAGGACCACTCAATGCGGGCGATAGTGTTATTCTCGGCTGCAGCAAAAAGGATTGTGATTGGAAACGATGGATGGGCGCTGAAAAATATATTAAAGATGGGGTAAGCCTGCTACCGCCCGAAGGTGTTTCCCCGACATATCGGGATAATGGTGAGCCATTTAGTGCTACCGAAATGAGAGACTTGCTTGGGCGCGCACAAGAAGACTCAGATGCAATTGAAGAATTAGAAGAATTTACCGGCGAAGATAATGTTTTTGATGTTTTGTCTATTTTGGGCCTAAATGTTGGTTTAAGTGAGATGTCTTCAATGGGTGGCGGGGCCGTCCAAGGTGCAGCCGTAGGAGCCAAGGGAGGACCTTGGCGCCACACTGATATTGAAGCCGAGAACGAAAAAGAAAAGAAACGTAGTAGACTTAAAAAAGAAAATATAGATTTATCTATGGTTGATGAAGTAATGAGACTATTTATGGAAAGAGGGATTATCCAATGAAAGCTGAGCAAGAGCAAATCTTAAGAGAGAATATAAGACAGTTAATTGAAGTTGTCAAGCAAAAAAGAAGTACAGTCCAAGAAACACTGTTATTAGAAGAAGAACGCCTCCGCGGGATCGTTAGAGACTTAATTGATGTTGAACTCCAATCGCTCCGCGAGGATACTACCCCTGACAACGACCCGGTGCCCAATAAGTCTACTGGCATTAACGTTCTCGAAGATCTTTTGAAGAAAATTATTCCTGTCCTAGAGACTGATTATAAATTACTTACTACCGATGCCGAACAGCGCCAATCATTCCGCGCGCATGTTATTAATGCTGTAGTTGATGCCTTAACACCTGCTGAAGTTAATAATGAGGCTGGTGAGGAGGTTGCTGCAGCGGATGCACTAGAAGAAGAAGTAGATATAGCTATTGGCGATGAAGATAAGTTTATCGATATTCGAACTGATGCAGAAAAAAGTGCTGATGATGAAGAAGTCGAAGAGGACCCCCGCGATGGTTTTGGCGTCGCCGGCGAAGATGAAACTGGACGCAATGTAGCTTATAATGCCTTTAAAAAGATTCAAACTTCAATTATTGATTCTTATGAATTATTATCTAATCCTGAAGACCAAGAATTGTTTTATGATTATTTGATCGCCAATCTTAAATTGTATTTTGATAAATTCGAAGGCGAATTGGCGCCAGACGTAGAAGAGCCCACAAATCAAGCCTATGACGATGCTAAGAGCGAAGAAGGCGATATGGGCGCGCCAGATGACACTGAGATGGATTTCGGTGGTGATGAAGAAGAGATAGAATTAGAATTATGAAAATTTTAATGGAGAATTGGCGCCAATTTATAGAACATGGCGCGTCGACACCTGAGAATGGAAAAATATATCTTTTCGAAGATGAAAAGATCACAGAAGCATCTTTTAGCATAAGATTAAATCTATTAACAGAATCCACCACAGAGATAGAAGGCTTTTTGCGAGAATGGGAGACGTCTGCCGATTATGTGTTAAGCAAGAATGTTCTTAATGAGGGCGTAATGGATTTAGTTTCTCAGGCGGCTGCAGTGTTGAAAACACTCGCAGAGAAATCTTGGGATACGGTCACAAGTGTCACTTCAAAAGTTTTAAATTTTATTGAGAAATTTAAAGAAAAACACCCCAAAATATATAGCGCCCTCAAATGGGCCTGTATAGCAATAATATGTATAGCGGCACTTTATCTAATAGCCAAAGCCACAGGAATGACAGCTGTTGTCCAAGCTATGGAATCACTTGCTACATTCCAATGGCCCGATGTAGCAATTTCTGAATTGGTAAGAGATCTAACCAACCAACAGACAGTAGATGCTCTTCGAAACCTACAAGACGCATTATTAAATCGAGCAGGAGACATAGGAGTAGATCTGGTGCAAAGTGATCATCAAATCCTTCAGGATCTAGGAGATAAAATCTTAGATTCTATTCCATCGGAGCAGTCGGCTGAAGCAGTATCGGATTTCTGGGGTCAGGCGATGGAACGGTTACAGCAAGGCGCCCAGGCCGGCACGGGACAAATTGAGACCTTCACTCCAAATTAGATATCTCTGAGAAAAAAATGATAAAAAGTTCAAAAAAGAACTTGACAACCAAAAATAAGAGCGTTATACTAGCATTGAAGGCTAAAAACCTTATAGATGATAGTTTGTTAGTTTCTATTAATAGTTTAACTTTAGAAGATCTAATAGCTATAAAGTTTGAACTTTCAGCTAACCATATAAATAATAGACCTTATGGATTTGACATTTGGAGAAAATCAAGTTATATTATAAAAGAGGCTTTACTAAAGTTTGCGCTTTCAACCACCAACTCTAAAAAAGACGCGGCAAGGTTTTTAGGTTTAACCTACAGTGATTTTAAAAAAGCCATTAAAAAATACAAGGTAACCAACTTTTTTAACGACGATGTGGAAGGTTTATAAATATAACGGACACTATATCATGGGCGACTTGGTCGGCTCACACAAAACAGAAGCTGCCGCCATGAAAAAAGCAAAGAAAGAAATAAAATTTAAATTTTCTGTGAGAGAAAAGAAAAAGAACGAGATACTTATTTGGCTTGATGGTGAAAACCACGAACCACTAGGAGTTATCACACACGAATTAAAGGGGACGAAACGGCCTCGACAGGGTAAGGAGAAAGGATAGTGCAAGTAGTCAAACGTACCAGCAGACTTTAAATGCAGATACAAAACATAATTGCTAATAATAATAACAATTTCGAATCTGTCCGCTTAGCGGCTTAATCGGGTGGTTACCTAAAGCCATCAATCCAATTTAGGTATTTATCGCAACAGGATGGTAAGCGATATCTTATAGCCATCTATCTTTTTGTTAGTTTCTGATAGCAAACTGACGCATCGATTGGAAAGGGTGAGGGTTTAGCTTGTCAGTCGATTAATCACCCCGCTTTTGTTGATTTTCACATAGCGGATGCCGGCCGTCAGACCGGTAAAAATCAACTAAACTTGTGAATGACTTGAATTTTAATATGCTTTGGACGCGGGTTCGACTCCCGCCGTCTCCACCATCTTACTAAGGAATGCGTATATATCAAAATAAAACTAAGACAGCCATATTGCTTATTAATTTAAAGGCGGCTTCTACATCTGCTGCGACACATTGCCGAAAAGGCGAAATTTCACAGGTTACGAATTCATCAACAGAATATCGTAAAGTTGCAAGAGATCCACTATTATATAAACTAATGATAGTGCGAGAGCCCTACCAACGAATTGAAAGTTTTTATAAAAGTCGTTTTTATGTGCCTTACTCTCAAGATGAATGGCAAAAGCTCTTAAACACAATCACAGACTTAGAAATATATCAATGCCCTCTAACAGGCAAGTTTAAAGAGAGAAAATCCGGAAATAAATTACCGTTTTGGGTACGTATGGTAAATCATATATGTGAATATTTTGATAAAGAAGAATATTTTGCTGAAAAAATAGATTTTGAACAGTTTGTTATAAATGGGGTAGGAAAGGGATATCACGGACTTGGGCATTTATATGAACAAACCCGACTCTTGGAGCGCTCCCAAATTAACGCCGCGGCGGTAAATGAAATTATAAAACTTGAAAATCCGGATTTTACAAACTTAAACTCTTATTTTAATATAAATTTTGCTCATGAGAATAAAAGCTCGATAGACACGACCTTAATTTGGACGTCCGAAATGAGGCAAATAGCTTATGAAAAATACAAAAAAGATTTCGAAGAATTTAAATATACAAGATAATGAATTAACAGACGAACAATTAGAAATAGTATGTGGCGGAATGAGAAAAGAAACATTCGACATATACGCAACAGATTTAATAAATAAAAATTTATTCTACAAACAAAAGGAAAAACAATGAAAACAGTAGAAGTTGGAAACAACGTAAAAGTCCATTACGTAGGAACCCTTACAGATGGCACAGAATTTGATAGCTCGCATAAGCGAGGCGAGGCACTTCTTGTAGAAGTGGGCTCTCCTGGGCTATTAAAAGCTTTTGACGAAGCAATCGTGGGAATGACCGAGGGCGAAACAAAAGAGATCGTACTCTCCGCTGAGGAAGGATATGGTCCCCGAAACCCCGAAGCAATGCAAACGGTTCCCAAGGAAGCCTTTGGCCCTGAATTTGAATTTGAAGAAGGTCAGACTGTCCAAGGCAATGGCCCGTATGGACCTTTTTTAGCTACAATCAAGCAACTGGAAGAAACTCAAGTGGTATTGGATATGAACCATCCTCTTGCTGGTGAAACACTCAAATTTCAAATTGAAATGTTAGAAATTATTACGGAAGGAGAGTAAAATGAGCTTTTTAGACAAATTTAAGAGTATTATTACATTTGATAGGCTAACAGTAGGAAATAAGGAAGTAGAATCAACACCAACAACCTCTACTTCCTCCGCTCCCGATCTGTCGACGCTTAAGGTTACGGAACTGAAGGCTCTGGCTAAAGAGCGAGGCATAAAAGGCTATTCTACATTAAAGAAGGCAGAACTGTTAAGCTTGTTGAGTGAATGACTTATTTGTTATTATTGCTAATCGGATGTCTTCCGCCATTAGCTTATAGAAATTACGCCGGATCTAATTTCGATACTACTCGAAGTCCTTGCGTAGATGCTCTGTACGTTAATTTGGATAATTCCACCTGTGATGATGCTTTAATTTTCGATTTTCCTTATCATGATTATTTCATGGTTAGATGTATTGACGATAACCCTGGAATAATTGATAATTGGACAATCCACTCTTTTTATATCACTTCTCGATATAACACCTCTACATGGACCACGTTTATGATGGATGAATCATATACGTGGTTCTGTTCTGACCAGCAAATGGTCGTATATACCAAACCAAGGAATTAAAATGGATATAATTTCACAAATGTGTTTTCTAATGGCCGCACTTACATTCGGTGCTTTAGCAGGACACTACACAACCAAAGATTACTATATCAAACAACTATTAACAAGGAAGGAAAATGAATAGATTAATTTTATTACCCTTGTTGCTTGTTCCAGCATGCAACAAGGACTCGGGAAAGGATGCTCCCGACAGTGGCGACAGTGCCGCTGTAACTCCATTAGACCCACAAGGTCGAATTGGAGGATTTGTGACGGATGAAAATGGACAACCTATCGAAGGGGTTCTCATTTCTGCACAAGAAACCACGGCTACGTCGGCCGCAGATGGCTCCTATACTCTTTTAGAGATGGAGCCACAAACTGACATCGTGCTTAAATTTAGTAAGCGCGGCTATGCGTCTAATTATAAGGTCACTTCATTGATGACTTGGGAAACAGTCGCATCCAACGCAACTCTTTTGTCAATTGACGGAAGCGAGACGTTCTCTAGCTTTGATGAATCTTATTTTATCATTGAGGATACTACTGTAGCTTTTGAGCCTAATAGTTTCACGGATAAATCCACAGGACAGCGTTACAATGGCGATGTTACTGCTGAAGTTACTCACGTTGACCCGTCAACTGACGAGCTTTCTGGCGCACCCCGCGATCTGTCTGCTATTTCTAACAGTGAAGACTCTCAACTAGTTTCTTATGGAATGGTTGACGTGTCATTGTTTGGCGAGAATGGCGAAGAGCTTTCGATTGACTTGGATAAGCCCGCAACCCTGCGCATTCCAATCACCAATGGAAGCCTTCCAGACGGTCTCAAATTGGAGCCCGGAGACATTCAGAATACTTGGTCCTTTGATCCCCTCCAGGGAACCTGGATCGAAGAAGCAACCGGCACTGTCAGCGCCACTGACGATCAGTTGTATTTCATTTTTGAAGCTCCGCACTTTTCGTGGTGGAACTGCGATATGGGATTCGTTCCATCGTGCGCAGAAGGTCGTGTAATCGACTTTCAGGGCTTTCCGGTACGTGGAGCCGATGTGACGTGCGCCGGCGGTCAGACGACCTCTACGGCGGTCACAAATGACGATGGAGAGTATCAATGCAGCATCATGGTTGGCGATTATGTCAGCTTCACCGGCCACACTTTTGTCGGTGGACAAGATTGGCAAAAGACGAAGGGATCTATCTTTATGGATAGTGAAGGTTCATCGGCTGCAGACTGCGAACCGATTCCAGACATTCAGATTGATGTCTGTCGCATTGCGGGAGCAGTTAATATTGAAAACTATGATTCTATTGTAGATATCAATGAGCCTCAAGGCGTCGGAGCAGACGGAATTTCTGCTGTCTTTTGGGAACCCCCCGGACCTATTTCATATTGTGAAAACCCTTGGGATAGCTTAGAAGCCGGCGAATGCTGGAGTGGAACTAATGAAGAAATTGTTTCTATGTTCCCAGAGAGCGCTTTCCCTGGAATTCCCGATAGTGCCCGTTCCGCAGGCAACTGGGTTGAACTTTCCAATGATTATCGTTCTTATCGAATGGAGAAAAGCTTTGAAGGAACTTTGCCCTTTTATGTTTGGAATTCTCACGAAATGGAAGAAGGTCGTATCTTAACAGATCGCCCGGACTTCAAGCAAGGACAAAATATCAGCGTCGAAGCCGATGGCGACTTTACGTCGTATTTTGGCACCTGGAGCGTCGAAGAATTTGCGACCATACCTGACCAAGTATATTTTTCTGCAGACAATCTAGTGTACAATGGCGGCGGCTTACTCGTAGATTATGGCAACGCTAGTGGAGATCATGTCTTCTTTGCAGCCATTTTAGGAGAAAACCAAATGCTTTGCAAGTTTGATAACGATGGTGGGTTTATGGTACCCGCTGACGCTCTCAACAAGCTAGATGCAGGATGGGGAGGAGCATCGGTATTTAATCTATCGATGGAACTTTCCGCAGGTCCCGATGGCTTGCCAATTTATTCGCAAGTATTTTCAGGAGAAACTGTTCCTCTGCGAGTTGAGTAGACTAAGTAATAGGAACTTCGGGGGCCAGAGCAATCTGGCTCCCTTTTTTATAGGAGACAAGAAAATGGACAGACTTCAACAAAGGCGCGATCAAATTCGTGCACGCAACCGGGTTCGTTATACTGCGGACCAAGAAATCATGAGAACATATCACATTAATGCTGATTTAACTCGTGAAACTACCGATGAAATCGAGAAGGCTCTGTGGGAGTTAAAAGACTCGATGGATCTGCCAACAGAAGAGATTGAATTGGCTATTGCTTCACGTCGATTAAAATAAATTATTTTTTTATCCTTCTGTTAAAAAATATGGTATAATTATTAATGAAGGAGAATTATGAGTGGGAACTATTTTTGCGTTTAGTCTCGGATTACTTTATGCAAATTTCATGGAATGGTACGTCCACAAATATTTCTTTCATGGTCTTGGAAAAAAACAAAATAGTATTTTCGCTTTTCACCTAAGACAGCACCATATTGAATCACGCAATAATAAGTTCCTAGATACTCGCGTAACCAAGCGCGAAACACTGGGGCTTTTAGCGTTTCTGGCGCTCTATCTGCCGCTCTATTCTGTAGTGCCCGCGTTTTATATAGCGCTGGTGGTATATGGGGCGGCATTTGTAATTGTGCACAAACTTTTACATATATACCCCCATATAGCTAAAAGGCATTTTTGGTGGCATTGGAACCACCATATGCATAATCAAAATAAAAGTTGGAACGTCGTCTTTCCTCTAATGGACTGGATCACGGGTACTTTGGAGGAACGCCAAGATGAAAGTTAAAGTCGCGTTCTACAAAGGAAAGGGCAACTGGAAACATAAGATAGTGCGGTGGTGGACAAAAAGTCCCTATAGCCATGCCGAACTTATCATGCCAGACAATTACACATGGATAAGTATCAGCCCTCTTTTGACGGCCACAGTTTCAAAAAGGATTAAAACTGATTTTGATTTAGACAATTGGGATTTTGTATCTTTAGAAATTGATGAAGTACAACATGAAGTTATTCAAGATTTTTATCAAGAAACAGAAGGGTGTAAATACGACTGGGTGGGAATGATTTTATCTCAATTGTTGTCTTTTAATATTAAACAAAAAAACAAATGGTATTGTAGTGAATGGATCGCTTATGCTCTCCGTATTGCTGGCATAATCGATTGGAGAGTAATAAAAATTTATGATCAAAGTGATTTGTCTCCCAAAAAGCTTTATGAGATTATAACAAGCCAAAAAGAGGAACAACAAGAATGTCCTCCGGAAAATTAATCGAAGAAATCAAGGCGGGCGATTTGGTTCTCTTAAGAGAGCGCCGCAAAAAATATAAGAAAAGGCCCGCATTAATATTAAAAGTTTTGAGCGATCATGAGCGGATTTTTGTTGAATCTACGATCTGGACCGATTTTCACTATATGGTATACACTGAAGGAAAGACTATGTACGTGTCGGAGGGTCACATAGATCGAGTTATAAGCAGTAATGAAGAGCCGGAAATTTAAAATAGACGAATGGGTACTATATGACCCTTATCTATCTGGTGAAAACACTACACTACGACTCAAAGCAGTGGTCCTGGAGGTGCTAGAAAATGATTTATTCTATGATTACAGGATTTTTATCGACGGTAGGGGTACTATTACAAAAGTGCGGGAGGAGAATCTCTTTCTTTGTGAAGAAACTACGTAATAATGAGGAGCCACCATTCCGTTGCCCTTGCTGCGGTTTTGCTCCTTGCGACTGCGATGACCATTAAAAAGATAAAATTACTACTTTTAACAGCTTTAATAGTGCTCGGTTGCCAGCCAGATTATGGTATGCAGTACGAGGTGATAGAAGAGATCCAGCCAACTGAGGTAGTTGTAGATTCGTTCGTACAACCAAGCCCTCCGACCAAATTAGATGTATTGATTGTGCTTGATACTTCGGGTTCAATGAACGATAATTTTCAACAAGTAAGCACAGGAGTGGAGTTGTTGCGCGGAGATATCGAAGCCCTAACACTTGATTATAAAATTGGCTTTATAAACTCAGGATTGGTCAGTCCGTATTTTGCTGGTCCTTATGACTATAATTCGGATTCTATTGATTTTTTGTTGGCCCCTTATATATTGGGCGCTGATTGGTACGAAAGAGCGTTCCAGACAATGCATGGGTTCGTCTCAAGCACACCTGAAGGCATCGCATTCTTTCGAGATGATGCAGACAAATTAATTATTTTTGTTTCTGATGAAGACGAGCAAGGAGCCATCCCAACAAATACTTTTCATGATTGGCTTGTAGACAAGTTTAAAGGAGTGCAACATGACGTAGTGGCCATTGTGCAAGTTGAAGATGGTGAATGCGCAAGCACTTGGCAATATGATGTAGGTCAGAAATTTATTGATTTAGTAGCTTATTATGGAAAAGTGGGAATTGACATTTGCAGCGATTGGGAAGCGTGGCTAGCCGACAGCACATTTTTAGTAGGTGAGATTAATTATATAAACCTCACTCAAAAACCACTCGAAGACAGCCTTGTAGTTTATAGAAACGGTCTGGAAACCGCACTATGGTATTATTTGCCTAGTACTAACACGGTATATTTAGACTTTGTGCCGGATCCGGGAGAACTCATTGAAGTAGGATATGTTGTTTTATAAAAATACTTGACTTTCTTTTAGATGGTGTTATAATATAAAAGGAGTCAAGGAGGAAATAGTGGACCCGAATAACGAAAACAATAAAAGCTGGAAACAAGAAGGTATTTTTGATACTTATAACGAGGCTGATAGTACACGAGCAGTAATGCTCTCAATGAATACTGATAATAAGCTATTAGTAAAAGTAAAAAGGTGCGGACCTGGAGGAACGCGATTTAAGGTTAAATCGTACTATCCACCCGAACCTAAAAAAAATAAGAAGAGGAAAAATTAATGACGATTCACCGCGATATGTATGATGTTAAGAAAGAAAAGCCAACTGTAATGGTTTCTGGAGGATTTGATCCAGTGCATGCCGGACACATTCGATTAATTCGTGCGGCTGCAGAACATGGTGATGTAATCGTTATCGCCAATTCAGATGAATGGTTGTTCCGTAAAAAAGGATTTGTATTTATGGATTTTGATGCCCGGGCAGAAATTTTAAATGCAGTTAAGGGTGTTGTGGTGGTAGATTCGGTTGATGATAGTGATGGCACTGTTTGTGATGCTATATATCGCCATCGGCCTACCTATTTTGCCAATGGTGGTGATCGAGGCCGAAATAATACTCCGGAGCAATCAGTTTGCGAAGAATTGGGAGTAGAATTATTGTGGGGAGTTGGTGGAGATAAAAAACTAGCAAGCTCCTCCGATCTTGTCGAGAACGCACGCAGTTTTGAGGAGAAGCCTCCGCGCCGGTATACTAGTAAAGTTTCCGAAAAATAATTATTTATGGAAAAGTACTTGACAAATGCCAAATTTTAGATTATATTGTGAATTAGTGTTATTTTCCCTCGCAGGATTTATAATATGTTATATAATTGATGGAGGGTTAGGATAGACTATCAAAAAAACGATATTGTGTTGGTAAAATCAGTTGCAGGCGATGCAATTCCGCTAATTCATGTTCGCCTACTAGAAAGAGAGATCAGACCGCCCTCTAAGGGAAGCACTTTTGATTGGCCCGGATATTCAGGATGGATGGCAACGCCAATTTATCAAAAAGAGATCGAGATTTTAAAAAAAGAATGGAACATTCCATTTAAAAAAGCAAACAAAGATTTAACATTTGTTTATGATAAAAATATCATTAAAAAAATTATTTAAAAATTGGGGTGTAGTTCAATCGGCAGAACGTCTGACTGTTAATCAGAAAGTTGCAGGTTCGAGTCCTGCTGCCCCAGCCACACACCATAAAGGAGAAAACATGACTGTTGCAAACAATACACAGCAACTTAAAGAAGCAAAACAAGAGATTTTACAATTGCGCTTACGTATTAGCCAATTGGTTGACGAGATCACAACATTGAAGGCAGACGTTCGCACGTTCAAGAATAGTGTTGCAGAAGATGTAAAGTATTTGACCACCCGCGTCGATGGCTAAGTGGAAAAAATTTAGTAAATTTTCACTAATTTGGTATAGCCAGCAATTTGCAATTCCTTTTTGGATTGTTGGACATATTCACTTGCATCTTAATGATTACCGTGATATAATAGAATTATCAAGTTCGGCTGTAATGCATTTTATGGTCGCACTTGGTTTTTGGTTTGATTGGAAAAATTATGATAAAGGAGAATAAATGTCATTTACTCAAAAATTAAAGAACCTGGAAGTTGATCCTTCCACAACGGCAACGTTGACTTATATTGATGGGGTCGATGTATTCGTACACAATGAGACAGAGATTGAAACCGCCCTGGCCGAGACCAATGTGGTAAATCAATTATGTGAATTAGTAGCCACACCCGGTTTAAATGTAACGACTGCATATGGAACTCATATTTTGCAAGAATTGCGCAACTCCCACCTTCTCGAAGAATATGAACGTGGTAGTTTTGAGTTTTCAGATTATCTTACTGGTGTTGTCAGTGAGAATTTCTATGAATTTGATTTCATCGATGCAAACATTCAAAAATTTGATCATAAGCGTGGCTTTTGCGAATTGCGCGCCGAGGTTAAAGTTCCAGTTGGTGAATTGATCGACGCGAGCGCTTTCTTGAGTACCTGGACCGTTTCTGTGCCGACAGAAAATGGCGTCCTTACTCTAGAGTAAAGCGCGTCCGCTGTATCGTCGGGTAAATAATAACGATACGTGGCTGCCGAACGTCACGCAGGCAGGGGTTTACGGTCATCCTTGGACGCTTAAAACCGTTTCCTCATAGGCTAAACACAAATGATTATTTTTCATCAATACGGTGCACGAAGAACTGGCACCAATTATATTCAAGCCTTGTTAGAAGAAAACTATTCTAATGTAATGGTGTTAGATAATATTGTATGGAAGCACGGCCCGGCCCCATCGGCAGACGAATTTATTGGGTATTTTCTTCAAGATAGAGAAGAGCATTTTAACAACACATGCGCAGGACGCCAAGACTTATATGAATGTCTACAGAAAAAAGTACTTACTAATGAAGTTATACCTCTCTTAACCATTAAAAATCCCTACGCCTGGGTCGAGAGCATGTGGCGCTATGCGAAAAATTTAAGGCTATGCGATCCCCACGAATTAGGAACTAAATATGTTTTTTTGGATCCTACACAAAAATTAAGCTCTCAAGAAGAGAACATCACTGAATTAATGAACTCATATAATCAGAGATATCAACAGTGGGGGCATACTACACGTTTTGTTGTACGATATGAGGATTTATTGATTGATTATAAATCAATTCTTTCTTTTTTCGAAGAGCAATATTCCTTGCAGCGAATTAATAAAGATTTGTTAAATATTAAAAGCGGCTGTGATCCTATACCTGTAAATTTAAAACGCATTAATCCGGATTGGGATTATGCAAATTATTATTTAACTGAAAGTTACTTAAAAAATCTACCCTCAAACATCATTGAATGTATTACAGAAGCCACAGATTGGGGCTTGTTTGAGAAATATCAATATAGTGCAATTTAGGCAAGTGAACTATATAAGAACAGCATAAAGGCCTTTCACTTTAATTATAATGGCTAAAAAAAATTACGTTTTAGATACAAGCGTGTACCTTACTGATGCAGAAGCAATTTATAGCTTTGACAATCACGATATCTTTATTCCACTGAAGGTGCTTGAAGAGGTTGACAAACATAAAAAACGTCAGGATTCAGTCGGGGTTAACGCACGCAAGATTATTCGCATACTAGATGAATTACGCTCTAAAGGAGATCTCCACAAGGGGATTCGTATAGCGAAAGGAAAAGGCATTTTAAAGGTAATGTCTTATGGTTGCCTTAAAAATTCATTACAATTTCCGCCCGATCTTGATTTACGCATTCCAGATCATACAATCATAGCGACAGCTTTGGCTGTTAAAACACTAGAACCAAAGCGTCCTATCGTTTTAGTTTCTAGAGACATTAACATGCGTGTTATTTGTGATTCTATTGGAATCGCAGCACAAGATTATATTATTGAGAGCGCAGTCACATCCTCATCAGAATTATATCAAGGGTTCATTGAATATCTGGTAGATGATGCTGTGGTTGATAGATTTTATAATGGCGACGATATTCTTATCGAAGCAGATGAGATTGAGAGCGAGTGGCATCCGAACCAATATGTTATGATGGTATCCAATGCTCATCCTAAGAAATCAGCTTTAGCGCGCTTTGACGGTCACCACACGCCTCTTAAAAAAGTAATACATAGTAGCATTCCGGATTGGAAAATTAATTCAAGAAACAAAGAGCAGGCGTTTGCAATTGATTTGTTGATGGATCCTCGGGTGAAAATTATTAGTTTAGTAGGCAGAGCAGGCTCAGGCAAAACATTATTAGCAATTGCTGCTGGTCTTCAACAAACAATTGGTTTGAGACAAGACGAAAATTATTATTCTCGACTTATCGTGTCACGACCCGTGCAGCCTCTTGGAAAAGATATTGGCTTCCTTCCCGGAACAATGGAAGAAAAGATGCTGCCATGGCTGATGCCCATTCAAGATAATCTCAAGTTTTTAATGGGGGATAGAACGAATCTAGAAATGTATATCGATAAAGGAAAAATCGAAATAGAAGCTTTGACATATATTCGAGGGCGCTCTATTGCCAATGCGTTTATGATCATTGACGAAGCCCAGAATCTCACTATGCATGAAATTAAAACAATTATTACCCGGGTAGGAGATAATACTAAAATTGTATTAACTGGTGATATTGAGCAAATTGATAATATTTATGTAAATGAAACTTCTAACGGTTTGGCCCACGCAGTTGAAAAATTTAAAGAATATCCCATAGCAGGACACGTTACCTTTAAAAAAGGTGAAAGAAGCGAAGTTTCCACTCTCGCATCAAAAGTATTATAAAAAAAGTTGCATAATCAATAAAGGTATGTTATAAATAAAATAGGAGTTATTATGAGCGACACAGATACCACAGTCACAGAAGAAGATTTGCATTCAAATCCTCTCTTGGCCGCACCAGTTGAAGGGACCACAGAACTTAAAGAATTTTTGGTTAATTATACTGGCACCAAATTACAACCAGAAGATGAGCAGGTCACTGTTCATATGATAGCTGAAACAGTGGCAGCGGAATTCCCAGAGTTTATGTTCGCAATCGCAGAAGAAAACTTTTTAAGAGGATACCAACTAGGATTAGAAGATGCTACAACACTTGAAACAGAAACAGAAGCAGATACAGGAAATGAAGAGTGATTTTTACACTTCGCGCGGAACACACGTATACTTTAAAGACGACTTAGAGAATGACGAAATAGATACTGAAAGAGTTGTATCAAAAGTAGAGAGCGCAATTCCAGATCACTTATTATCCGAATTAGAAATGATAATTATCGGATGGTTTGATGAATTTGAAGAACGTAATATTAATGCTTTTTATAAAGATGGAATTTTGCATGTTTCTAATATACAAGATGATGAAAAAGACATGTTTGATGATTTTGTGCACGAAATAGCCCACTCAATTGAGTCGCCCTATAGTTATGAAATCTACGGAGACCAAGAGGTGCGAGATGAATTCCTCCGAAAACGCACACTCTTACACGATAAGTTGTGGGCCCTAGATTATAAGGCGCCTCTTAAGTGGTTTTTGAATACCGAGTATAATAAAGAGTTTGATGATTTTCTGTTTAGTACTGTAGGAAAAGACAAGTTGCGTTTAATTTGTATGGGATTGTTTATCAATGCCTATGCCGCTGTCTCTTTAAGAGAGTATTTTGCGACCGGGTTTACAGATTATTATCTACACCCCAATCATAATTTTTTCAAAAAAGTAAGCCCGCAACTTTATAAAAAACTAACTTTTTTGAATGAAATAAAAAATCTTGACACCGCCTTCTAAACAGGCTATAATATATAAAATGGAGTGCCTGTGCCGCATATATCTTATTCTGAACTCAAAGACTGGGTTCATTGCGCCTTTTATCACAAACTAACAAGAATCGATAAAATCGATGGATTCAAAGGAAACGCCTTCACAGCGTTTGGAACCGCAATTCACGATGTTTGCGAAAAGAAGTTATTAAAGGAAGACATCAACGATGATGAACATTTTCTCAAATCTTTTGAGGATAACTTAGCTAAACTACCTGCTGATGTTGAAGTTGACCCAAAGCTCGTATCGGACATGCGAGAACAAGGAAAAAAGATCTTGCCCGAGATTCAAGAGGCTTTAGATGATTATTTTGAGGAATATGAAGTACTTGCAGTAGAATTTCCCTTAATGATGGATATTGAGGGCGAAGAAGATTATAAATTTAAAGGTTATATCGATGCGATTGTCGTAACACCTGATGGTAAGATTCACATCTTTGATTGGAAGACTTGTTCATGGGGCTGGGATTCACGCAAGAAGAATGACAAGATGGTGACTTATCAGCTTACTTTATATAAGCACTTTTTTGCCTTGGGCGCCTGTCAAGATCCCAAGAATATTGAAACGCACTTCGCGCTTCTTAAGAGAACAGCAAAGAACAACAGAGTAGAGTTCTTTCGAGTCACAAGTGGTCCCAAAAAGACACAAAATGCGCTTAAAACACTCCATATGGCAATTTGGAATATTAAAAAGAAGCGTTATATCAAAAACAGATTATCATGCACTGCCGGTTATGGTTGTAAATTTCATAACACCAAGCACTGCCCATAAGGAACCAAATGAAAAAAACAAAAATCTTAACTATATCGGATCACCCTTTAAGTCCATCCGGAGTTGGAACACAAACCAAATATGTGATTGAGGCATTATTGAAGACAGGCCGATATCAAATTATCTCTTTGGGAGGAGCTATGAAACATGACGATTATACTCCCAAAGCTGTAAGCCCCTATAACGATGATTGGAAAATATTTCCTGTAGATGGTTATGGGAACCAAGAAGCCATTAGGTCTATTCTGCAAAAAGAAAAACCTGATATGGTATGGTTTATGACCGATCCTAGATTTTATGGCTGGCTTTGGGAAATTGAAAATGAAGTTAGAGCCGTGTGCCCTATGGTATATTACCATGTTTGGGATAACTTTCCAGCGCCCAAGTATAACGCTCAATTCTACGATTCAACCGACGAAATCATATGTATATCTAAGGTTACAGCGGCAATAGTAAAAGAAGTATCTCCGAATGTATCATCTTGCTATATTCCTCACGCAGTTAATTCAAACATATTTTATAAGTTTAAAACTGACGAAAAGCTCAAAGTTGTGGCAGAACTCAGAACACGCGTTTTGGGAACCGACAATTCTCCCAAGAAATTATTCTTTTGGAACAATCGCAATGCACGCCGGAAGCAATCAGGTACTATTATTTGGTGGTTTAAAGAGTTTTTAGACGATGTGGGGCACGATAAAGCTGTCTTGTTAATGCATACAGACGCGCGCGATCCTCACGGACAAGACTTGCCTCATTTGATTGAAACGCTAGGGCTAACCGAAGGACAAGTATTGATTTCTACTCAGAAAGTTCCCCCCGAAGATTTGGCCAATATGTATAATGCATCAGACTTTACCATAAATATTTCGGATGCTGAAGGTTTTGGACTGGCTACTTTAGAATCCCTGTCTTGCGGTACACCCATCATCGTTAATATGACCGGCGGGCTCCAAGAACAAGTGACTGATGGTGAAAACTGGTTTGGCTTTGGTATTCAGCCAGCTTCAAAAGCGATTATTGGTTCTCTGCAAGTACCTTATATTTATGAAGACCGCCTTGCTCAAAAAGATTTTCACAACGCACTTAAAAAGGCAATATCAATGACTCCCAAGGCTTATAAGAAAGTTTCGATACAAGGTCGAGAACACGTTAGAAAAAATTATAATTTTGATAATTTTGAAAAGCAATGGGTCAGTAAGATTGATGAAATTGTAGAGAAATATGGTTCGTGGGAAAATAGACAAGGTTATAAACGCTGGCATTTATTGGAGGTGGCATAATGCGTAAGAAAATTATTTTAAAGGGTCCTCTTTTGACTCGTTCTGGTTATGGTGAACAAGCACGTTTCGCTCTTCGGGCTCTCCGGAGCCGGCAGGATCTATTTGATATCTATATCCAGCCGTTACAATGGGGCCAAACTTCTTGGCTAAGCGATTTAGATGAGGAACGTGTTTGGATCGATCAAGCTATTGAAAAAACAATTCATCATGTTCATGCCGGCGGCAAGTTTGATATGTCCCTTCAAGTGACCATTCCAAATGAATGGGAACCAATGGCGCCAATAAATATTGGGTACACAGCCGGAATGGAAACAACAGCCGTAGATCCTGCATGGCTCATAAAAGCAGAAGAAGTGATTGATAGAATAATTGTTGTTTCAAGCCACTCTAAAAATACCTACGCTTATACCGCTTATGATGCCACAGATAACCACACCAATCAGAGCGTCACTCTCAAGCTAACAAAACCAATTGCAGCAGTCAACTATCCGACTAAGACATATGAGGATTTGCCCGAAGTTGAATTAGAGCTTAAGCCCGATTTTAACTTTTTAGTTGTAGCTCAAATGGGCCCTAGGAAAAATTTAATGAATACAGTTAAATGGTTTGTTGAAGAATTTCAAGATGAAGAAGTGGGTTTGGTGCTTAAGGCAAATATGATGAAAAATTGTCATATGGATAAGCTTAGAACTCATCAGGATTTAAAGGCCTTTGTTGCACAGCTTAATAAGAGTGATATGAAATGTAAGATTTATCTTCTCCATGGAGATATGACCGATAAAGAGATGCACAGCTTGTATAATCACCCTAAGATTTCGGCTTTTGTTACATTCGCTCACGGCGAAGGCTTCGGGCTTCCCATTTTTGAAGCAGCATACTCGGGTGTTCCAGTAGTTGCTACAGGTTGGTCCGGACAATTAGATTTTCTCGTTTCGTCCGACAAGAAAGAAAATTTTTATAATGTTTCATATGATTTAGGACCCATTCCAAAAGAAGCTGTTTGGGAAAATGTGGTTCGCGAAGGAACAATGTGGGCTTATCCCCGAGAACAGTCTGCCAAAGAAAAGATGCGCGCCTGCTACGAAGATAATAAAAAGAAACGCCAAGCACGGTGGAGCAAGAATGCCAAACGCTTGCATGAAGAATTTACGCCCGAGAAACAATACGCAGCGTTTGTAGAGGGAATGTTAGGCGAAGCGCCCAAGAAGATTGATTTAGAGGACATCCCTAAGATCTCTATTATTACTTCGGTATATGACGGAGACGAATATATTCGACCATTTATGGAAGATATTACTCGACAAACGATCTTTAAAGAAAAATGCGAATTAATTATGATTAATGCGAATTCTCCTGGAAATGAAGAAGAGACTATTCTAGAGTATCAAGAAAAATATCCCGATAATATTATATACAAAAAGCTTGATGAGGATCCCGGGATTTATAGTACATGGAACATAGGCATTGAATTGGCCACCGGTGATTATATCACAAACGCAAATTTGGATGATCGTAAAGCTGCTCACTCGTTAGAGCGTCACGCGACGGAACTGACCACTAATGAAGATGTAGATTTAGTGTACGCAGATATGCTTATTACAGATCAACCTAACGAATTGTATGAGAATAATAATTCTAATGGTCGCCGATATAACTTTCCCCCCTTCTCTCTGGAAAATCTCAAGATGGTTAATATGCCCCACGCTAGTCCAATGTGGAGAAAAGAGCTACATGACAAGTATGGGAAATTTGACGATAAGTATAAATCCGCCGGAGATTGGGAAATGTGGCTCCGAGCAGCATCTCAAGGAAGCCGGTTTAAGAAGATAGAAAATGAAGTTTTGGGATTATACTATTTCAACCCCACAGGAATCTCCACAAACCCCGACAACTTTGGTTGGAAACAGAAGGAAGAAACAGAGGTTTACGAACGCTATAAATAAGATATGAATTCAAAAAAATTAATAACTTTTTCTTTATGGGGGCAAGATCCCAAATATTTAGTAGGAGCCATTAGAAATGCTGAGTTGGCTCAAGAGATATATCCCGATTGGATATGTCGATTTTATTTAGGAGCTAGCGTGCCGCTTCCTATTAAATTGCAATTAAAAAAATTAGAGAATGTAGAAATCGTAACAATGGATCAATGGGGCGATTGGCGTGGTATGTTTTGGCGTTTTCTCCCTGCCTCTGAGTCAGGAGTAGAGGCTATGATTTCTCGTGACACAGATTCGAGATTAAACTTCCGTGAAAAAGCGGCCGTTGATGAATGGCTGGAAAGCGATAAGGGATTTCATATTATGAGAGACCACCCATTTCACAAGTTTCCAGTGCTGGGAGGAATGTGGGGAGTAAAGGCAGGAATTCTTCCCAATATGGCTCACATGATTAATCAATTTGCACAAGAAGATAAATATGGCACTGATTATGAGTTTTTTGCTCAAGTTGTTGTCCCTCATATTCAAAACAATGCGCTTGTTCATGATGAATTTTTTGGTGGAAAGCCTTTTCCCACCCCAAGAGAAAATTATCAATTTGTCGGTCAAGTCTTCGACGAGAATGAAATAACTGTTGAAGAACACATAGCCGCGCTTCGAGCGCACTCGAAATGAAGTTTTTTAATTTAGACTTGCACATATCAGTTATCGCCGATATAAAGCGCATTTTCACAGATTTGGGACATTCAGTAGACAATTGGAGTATCTCGGGCCACGCTCATTTGATGGGATCTCCCACAGATCAAGTAGATATAGTCAACCAGCATACTTGGCGCCACCTTGATTCTGAAATGATAGAAGAATTTTATAAGCGCTATGAGTCAGACTTAAAACATTATGATGGATTTATTGTTACGCATACTCCGTGTTTCGCGATGCTGTATGAAAAATTTAATAAACCGATCATCACAGTCGCAAGTACACGATACGAAGATCCCTTTTCGAATGATATGATTAAGTGGACAAAGTTTAATCGTTATCTGCAAGGGCAAATAGATAAGAATCTAGTCATTCCGGTTGCCAATAATAAATACGACAAAAAATATACGCAATTATTTACACAACGAGAGTGGCAGCATATTCCAAGCCTATGTGAATACACAGAAGCTCAATATACAGGCACCACTAATCAATTTTTATATTCCTCTAAATTTAAACCGCAAATTCAAATCGAAAATTTAATAGAAAAAGAAAGAGCATTTCCCCAAGGATACACTTGGCAGCAATTAGCTGATTATAAAGGCATTGTTCATATACCTTATAATATCTCTACTATGTCAATATTTGAGCAATATATGGCAAATATTCCTTTATTTTTTCCGTCCTGGGAATTATTGTATAAATTACGCGAAAAACATGGTAACCATGGAGTTCTGTCTGAGACATCCTGGAACCAAATACATCGATTAAGCTCTAATTCGATTCTTTTTCCGGGAATGAAAGATCCTAATAATTTTAACAACACCGCCGATATGATGGAATGGGCCAGACTCTCAGATTTTTATGATGAAGATAATATGCCCTATATTCAATATTTTAATTCATTCGAACATTTAGGTGAATTATTAAAAACAGTTGATTTAAAAATCATATCCGAAAATATGAAAGAACACAACAAAAAAAGAAAAGAAAAAGTATATGAATCTTGGAAGGAGATTTTATCAAGGATAGAACAATGAAATACATCTGTTATAATTGGATGCCCCTAATGGCCACACAAGGTTTAGATCTGCCACCGCAGTTTTATACAAATGCCGGTACCTCTCGACTGCACGACTTGCCTCCCCTCAATCCTGCGAGTTTACAAACAAATGAAACAATTTTTGTTAAAACAGATTATGTTGTAAATGGATATTTCCAAAATCATTATTTACGGCAAATCAATACAAAATTTAATCTTATTACCGGCGTATCTGCTTATCATCTGGGGAGGGATGGAGGAAATGTTTATCAAGCAATTTTGGATCATCCCCACTTAAATAAGTGGATTTGTTCGAATCCTCCAGATATTGATGATGACCGAATCATTCCGATGCCTATTGGTTTTCAAGAACCAGATCGACAGGGAGGATATCAAGAATTTCTAGAACAAATTCAAGAATGTCGAACTCCTTTCGAGAAGAAAGAAGACGGTGTTTTTTTGCCTTATCATGATTTGAGCACAAACCCTCAAAGGGCTCAATTATTTCAAAAGCTCAGCCAGTTGCCCTTTGTACATGTACAAACAGAAAAACAAGATTTAATAGAATATTATGCGAGCTTAGATAAGTATAAATTTGTAATTGGTCTTGAGGGCCGCGGCCCCGATATTCATAGGAATTATGAGACCCTGCTCGTTGGCTCCATACCAATCGGTGTTAAAAATGTGATAAAACGCGTATTTGATTATCATCAGGTTGAGAGCGTCTTTTTAAATAATTGGGATGAATTAAATAATAATTTATTTGACACGTTGCTGCAAGCCGGTTATAATACTACTATAAATGATGATTTTTTAATAATAGACAAGCACGTTTCTCATCTTAAAAAAATGCTTACTAAAGGAACACAATAATGCCCGGCCAAATAAATCGAGGTACATTTTTTGGAGATCAAGTTTATAACTTATCACTTAATAAAAATTTTAAAAATTATGTGGAAGTAGGCACTTGGAACGGTGAAGGGAGCACCAAGTGTTTTATGGATGCACTTCTACAGCGCCACGACGAGTCCGTTCTGTATTCACTAGAAGCGAATATTGAGTTTTATACTCAGGCGCGGAGCTATTGGGATCCTTTCATGCTTTTAGTGCGCTCCCCCACGCCTAAATTACATTTATTATACGGGCGTATTATTGAAGCAGAAGAATTGGTATCCGCAGAAGAAGTACAAAATCACTCTCGATTCCACCAGCATCCCTGGCTGGAATGGCGTACTCGAAATATTAAAGAGTATGGCGAGTGTGAAAATGTTATAGGGCAGCTGCCATCTGAAATTGATGTATTACTATTGGATGGTGGACAGTTCTCAACACGGTCGGAATTCAATAAATTAAAAGATCGAACAAAGATTGTATTATTAGACGACACACTGTCTTTTAAGACAGAAAAAGCCCGTGAAGATATTTTGGCAGACCCTGATTCGTGGACCGTAATCTTTGATAATGTCGCGGATCGCCATGGCGTTTTTATGGCATGCCGCAGCGAATTTGCCCACCTCTTGCGAGATTAAAATGAAAACAGCAATTTGTTTCACGGGCACCTGTAGGAGCTTGGAGCACACACACGAGAACATCAAAAATCTTCTGGTGAACACAACAGGGGCAGATGTATTTTTATTGATAGCCGACAATCCGCATGCGCACAAAGTACATGAGTATTTTAATTTGCCTCAAACCAAAAAACTTATAATAGAAGAAGAGCCTAGCTATGACTTGACAGGATTACAGTTTCGACCCGGCTGGCCTCCCCCTACAACAACCACACAAATATACTATAAAATGATCAAATCGCGCCAACGATGTGATGAAGTTTTGAAAGCCTATGAAGAAGAAGAGGGAGAGGAATATGAACGAGTCATATTTTCGAGATTAGACGTTAAATATTTTAATGACGTAGCACCACTTATAGACAAAACCGATCTAAACAATTTATATGTACCGGATTTTCATAACACTTTCGGAGGCGCTATTGATGGGTATAATGATCGATTTGCAGTAAGCAATAGAAAAAATATGCACATCTATTTTGATGCTGTAGAAAGTGCTCACCCCTTTGTAGATAGCGGAGGCCGAATCACGGCCGAGACGCTTTTAAAATGGCACTTAACAAACTCCCAGGTGAACGTTATGCACGTACCAGTGCGTTTCACCCGCGTCCGACCAGACGGTAGTGAAATTGACGAACGCCTTAAGAATTTCCAACCCGGTGTACATCGAGACTCATGAATAAATATTTAGTACTTGGTTCCTCGGGGCAGATTGGTGCCCCCCTAGTTGAGTTTTTGCGCGCTCGTGATCACGAGGTATATACTTTAGATATTGTTGAAGATAAAGCAGAGGATCTGCGCTTAGCGCATAACGAGCTTCTTCTCAAATACGCTGCGCAGGCAGACTTTGTATTTTTCTTGGCTTTTGATGTAGGAGGCGCAAAGTATTTAAGCAAGTATCAAGATACCTTTAATTTTATACAAAACAATATTCAAATTATGTCAAACACGTTTGAGACCTTGCGGCATCTTAAAAAACCCTTTATTTTTGCATCAAGTCAAATGTCGGATATGAATCATTCCACATATGGATTATGTAAAGCCATCGGTGAACGCTATACTAATGCGCTGGGGGGACTTAACATTAAATTGTGGAATGTTTATGGGTATGAAAAAGATTTAGAAAAGTCACATGTTATAACTGACTTTGTTTTAAAAGCTCTGCAAACCGGAACAATAGATATGCTAACAGATGGTCGTGAAGAACGCCAATTGTTGCATGTAGAAGACTGTTGTCGTGCGCTCTATACACTGAGCACGCAATTTGAAAAAATTGATAAAAGCATAGATTACCATCTAACGAGTTTTGTATGGGACTCTATAATGGATGTGGCTGTCCAAGTAGCTTCAAATTATGAAGATATAGTTATAGAACCCGCAACGAGCACTGACTTAACTCATGGTAATTGGCGCAAAGAACCACCGGAGCATATTTTGCAATATTGGTCGCCATCTATCACCCTGCAAGAGGGGATCAAGAGGGTTATTAAGGAAATTGAAAGTGGACTATCAACTAAATAAAGATTTATTAAGCATCTTAAAAGGTAAGAGAGTTGCCATAGTAGGACCCTCTCCACATTTAATGGGACATAATATCGGCGAATTGATTGATTCTTATGATATTGTATGCCGCGTTAATGAGGTGCACCCCACTGGATATGAAAGTGATTACGGGGATAGAACCGATATTGTATTTCACAATTGCGGTGGCGCCTTTATAGATTTCTTTGGCCGACAACTAGTGGCTAAGTCTATTATATCGAAATATCTCAAATTTGTGATATGCCCTTGCGTAAAAAATAATGGGAGTGATAATAATTGGTCTACATGGCCTGATGACTATGAGAGTGGGGTTGTTGCTAATTTTAGAAAAATTAATATATTTAATATCCCCTTTCACTGGATAGGGATGAAAAACTATAGACAAGTATATAATCTATACAGTGTAGAGCCAAACACCGGCCAAGTAGCAATTTTAATGTTACTGAAGCATCAGGTTGAAGAATTGTTTATCACGGGATTCTCTTTTTACCAACAAGGAGATATGCCTAGTGACGCGCACCGTCCTGGTCACACCCAACTCGGGCGCGAGAATATTGCAGTTGGCAATTCAAGTCATTCTCAAAACCCTCAAATGCAGACATTCTCACAGAATATATTAAAGGACTATGGAGAACGTATCGTACTGGACTCTGTTCTGAATGATTTATTACAGTGTGAACATTCTAACGTAGTAGAGTTGGCTTAATGAAGATAGTTTCTTTAATTTTAGCCCGCGGCGGCAGCAAGGGAATACCAAGAAAAAACTTAATCCCACTGAATGGAAAGCCTCTCTTATATTACAGTATTACAAATTCACTAAAAGCAGAGGTAAATGAAACCTGGGTCAGTACAGAAGATAGTGAAATGAAAAAGACATCTTTAAGGTATGGAGCAAAAGTGCTTGATCGACCACTTGAGATATCTACGGATACCTCAAAATGTGAGGAAGCTTTGTTACATTTTGC